TGCGAGTCCAGGCTTCGATCTCTGTTTCGTGCTGGTCTGCCTTCGTGCTGGTCGCTGAACGAATTTGACCCGCCCCCGCCCCTTCGAGCGATAGCGAGCCTGTTATTGTATTTCCATACCGCAGTGACATTTTTTTGATTTTTTTATTTTTTTGCGATTTATGCGATAATGTTTTGCGACTGGAGATGGAAAAAAATTTTTTTGAGGTAAATCGAGATGGGCAAAAAGCGTAGTGGAGGTCACTCCAAGAATCTTCGCTGTTCTACGATGGGCAGTGTACCGAGGGGTTCTTCGCGTCCGAAAGATGGGACGTTGATGGGTTCTTACCGTCATGCCAAGCGCGGCCGTGTTGGCGGTGCTGTTTCTCCGGGCATTGATGGGTAAACAGGTGGTGTTATCGTGCCTGCGAGGGTAGAGATGACGCCTGAGCGTTGGGAGTCTGCCCGCAGGGTATTGTTGGGCAATGACTCTCGGCGCGTGAGTCGGCGCGCTGCGGCTGAGGCTGCTGGCGTGACGTTGAGTTGTCTTGAGCGTTGGCTGGCTCGTTCGCGCGAGCGTCGTCCTGAGGATGAGGCGTGGGTATGGGATATAGCGGAGGTTGTTGACGTGAGTCATTTATCTCAGGCGAGCGTGTTGGAGGACAGGTTGTGGTCGTATGCGTTAGAGGGTGTTCCGAAGGATGTGTATCATGCTGGCGAGAAGGTTGGCAGGACGCGGGTTCACAATCCTGCGTTGGCGATGCGGATGCTGGAAAAGCGCGATGATGAGTATGTTCGCAAGAACAAGGTTCAGTTGGATGTGGATGTTCGGGTGATGCCTGCTGAGGAGGTTTTTCAGCGCATGGTTGCGCAGCGGCGTTATGCTGAGGTTGAGAATCAGAGCGCCGCGTCGAGGGCGCTGAGTTTCGGGGAGGAAGCTGAGTATCGCGGGATAGTCGATAGGGCTTTGGATGCGGACTGCGAGGATGTTCAGATAGATGCGATTGATGATGTGGTGGATGCGCTGTCGTGAGTGCGAAGTTGGTTGACTTAAAAGGCGAGCGCGCCAGGCGCATGATGAGGTTTCAGGTTACGTTCGTCAATGGATATGAGCGCGAATATGCAGGCGATACGATGCTTTACAATGATGCGGTGCATGATTATCGGGTATTTGACGGCAAGCGAATTGTTGCGCTTTTGCCTGTAGAGAACATCCTTTCTATCGAGTTCACCCCGGTCAATGATGGGGTTGAGGTTCGGGATTTCGGCCAGGAGGGTGGAATTGGCCTTTGATGCTGCAGCGCAGTCGCCGGACATGCCGCCTGCGCCTCCTTCGGATGCGTTTGCCGACATTGATCCGGATGAGTTCATTGAGTTTTACGATTCGCTGAGCGATGAGGACAAGCGCACGCTTTCGCAGTCGGTGGCTGATGCGCCGATGGCGGCTCCGCAGCCCGGTCCCCAGACTCAGGCTTTTCTGACTCCTGCGAAGGTCACTGGATTCGGCGGTCAGGCCGGAGGCGGCAAGACTGGGCTGATCGCAATACTTGCCATGCATCATCACAGGACGGTGGTATTCAGGGAGGATGCCAAGCAGCTCAACGGACTGATTACCGACTTGATTCAGTTTCACGGCACCTCAGACGGGCTGAACCGCTCGGAAGGGGTTTTCAAACTGAACCCTGAAACCGGCCAGGAGGTGTGGTTCAAGGGTTTGGGCAAGCCCGATGAGCATACCAAGCAAAAGGGCATCGCCTTTGACCTTCAGGCTTACGACGAGGTCAACGAGATTTCCGACGGGCTGGAAAAGATGGTGTTCTTAAAGACCTGGAACAGGTCTGCGAAAAGGGGGCAAAGATGTCGCCGCCTGCTTACCTTCAACCCGCCTGGCGGTCCCGGTGACAAGAGCGGCGCGAAAGGAAGGTGGGTGATAAGGTATTTTCGGCCATGGATTGACGAGCGGTACACTGACCGCGCTCCGCATGGCGAGATACGGTATTTCTACAGTCCGGACAAGGAAGATGAAAGGATACTGACCTACTCTCAGCCGGAGATAATCGAGATTGGCGGGGTGAAGACGACGCGTCTGCCTGAATCGAGGGTTTTCATACCCGCTTCGGTGATGCAGAACCTTTACCTCAAGGACACAGACTACCCGCAGACGCTTGACTCGCTTCCTGAGCCTTATCGCTCGATGATGCTGCTGGGCGATTTCAGGAGCGGGATTACCGATGAGGAATACCAGCTGATACCGACTGCGTGGATTGATGACGCGATGGCGAGATGGCATCCGTCCGGCCGCTACAGCGATATGGACGCGGTAGGGGTTGACGTGGCCAGAGGCGGCGAGAGCGCTTCTGTAGTGAGCAGACGTCACGGCTGGTGGTTCGACAAACTGGTATCCCTGCCCGGCAGGGACTCTTCGAGCGGCTCGAAAGTGGCGAATTTCGTACTGGATCATACGGAAGGCTTTGCCGAGATAAATGTTGACGTCATCGGAGTCGGGTGCAGCGTGTATGACGTTTTAGTTGACAAACTCGCTTACGGGCGGATTAACGGTGTGGACGTGAGAAAGAAAAAAGGCCTGCCTGCGCGTCTTGAAGAGAAAGTGAAAATGTATAACCTTCGCACCTTCCTTTACTGGCTGGCGAGAAAGATGCTGGATCCGGCGAGCGGTCTGGAGCCGGCTCTGCCGCCTGATGACAAGCTGCGGGCTGAACTCATTTCGCACTGCTATGAGATGGCCGAAGGCGTGGTCAAGGTTGAGTCGAAAGAACAGGTCAAGCTGAAGACGGGACACTCGCCTGACAGGGCGGACGCTTTCATAATGAGTCTTTTCAATGCTACCAAGACTCCGGGTTTTGAGCGGCTCATGCCGCAGGCTTTGCGGAGGAAGATTGACTATGCGATTATCAACCGGGTGCCGCCTCGGGTAAGCAGAACGCCTTACGGCTGGATGGCCTCTTAAATCATGGTTTCTGACAAAAACGCCATAAAGGATATTGCCGACCGATCGTTTGGCGACGGCAGGCAGTGGTCCATGCCTTCTGAAGACGCCAGCGACACGCTGACGGCAGAGGAGAAAATCATTCGCCAGATGCAGGTCGATATAAGGGATGCGTGGGATTACTGGCGAGAGACTTACGATCAGGGCCGCGAGGACGTCAAGTTCCTTTATGACAGCCAGTGGACTGAAGAGACTCTTTCCGAAAGGGGTGAGGGTCGTCCTTCCCTGACGCTGAACATGCTGCCTCAATTCGTTGACAGGATTGTCGGCATGATGCGCTCGACTAAGATTTCAATCGACATCAAGCAAAAATCAGGATACAGTCCGATGACTTCGGGCAGGAGTGAGGCTGAGCATCAGCTGTCGTCTTCGGAGATTATGGGCGGAATCGTGCGTGACATCGAGGCGAGGTCTCGGGCCCCGACCTTGTATACGCGGGCAGCGCAGCACGCAATCGAGTCCGGCTGGGGATGGCTTCGGGTAACCACTCAGAAAAGCCCGGACAACCCGTTTGGCACTGAAGTTCGGATAAGGCACGTTCGGGACCGCTGGTCTGTGATGATTGATCCGTACGCTGAAGAGCTTGACCTTTCTGACGCAAGGTGGGGGATTGTCATGCACCTGATGTCGAAAGAAGAGGCGATTGCAAGATGGCCGGACAACTATGACCAGTCAACTGGAGCGACATTCACAGGAAATGACAATGTAGGCGGCTTTGAGGGGGCGAATCCCTGGAAAAGTTTCGAGGGCGAAGGCAAGGTTCTGGTGGCTGAGTATTTCTGGAAAGAACCGATTGTGCGCACTTCGGTTCGCCTGACCAAAGATGCGCAGGAGATTGTTGCGTGGAAAGATGACATCGAGCATATCCTTGATGAGCTGACCGACGTGGAAGACGGCGGATTCGAGATCACCGACGAGCAGGAAGTTGATACATGGCAGGTGAAATTCGCAACTGTCAACCAGTCGCACATACTTGATGAGACTCAGGTGTGGCCGGGTTCGAGGATTCCGCTTGTGCCTGTTCTCGGCAGGCAGGTTGACATGGATGGGCAGACCTTTTACGTGTCTCTTCTTCGCTATGCGAAAGACGCGCAGAGGATGCTCAATTACTGGGCTTCAGCCGCTACCGAGAGAGTGGGCAAGTCGCCGGGCGCGCAGTGGATGGCTTCGGACGAGATGATAAGAGGCCGAGAGGAAGAGTGGTCAAACCAGAACATTCTCAATAAAAATGTTCTGACTTACAACCAGACTGAAGTTCCAGGCGAGAAGCCGCTTCGGTTAGACCCGACGACTGTTCCTACAGGAGAGTTGATGCTGGTGCAGCTCGGACAGCAGATGGTGCATGAGTCAGTCGGGATTTACGAGGCGGGTTTGGGCAAGAAGTCCAATGAGGTTTCCGGTGCGGCAATCAACGAGAGACGCGAACAGTCTGAGCTGGGCGCATTCGAGTTCCCGGACAACATGATGACATCGGTCGCTTCGATAGGTCAGATATGCTGTGAGATCGTGCCTTACATCTACGACAACAACCAGACTGTGCGGCTGATCGCAGAAGACGGATCGGAGAAGATGGCGGACATCAATCAGGAGATTGTCGATCAGGATACCGGAAAGAAGTTCACCCTCAACAGCCTTGACCTTGCCCGCTTTGAGTGCCAGGCATCTGTCGGGCCTACCTTCATCAATCAGAAACAGCAGTTTTTGGCGATGATTACAGAGTTGGGCAAGACCAATCCGCAGGCGTGGTCTGTGGTGCTTGACCTGCTGGTTGAGAACATGGACATTCCTTTCAAGGGAGAATTGGCAAGAAGGTTCAAGCAGACGATTGTTCCAAGACAGGCGCTGAAGCCCGAAGAGCAGGAGAAGATTCCGCCTCCTGAGCCGACTCCTGAGCAGCAGGCGGAGATGGCGCAGGCGCAGGCCGATGGCGTCAAGGCGCAGTCCGACCTGCAGATTGCGCAGTTGAAGGTTCAGGAAGAGCAGCTGAAACTGGAGCAGGAACGTCTAAAATTAGAGGCTGCCAAAATCGAAATGGCAATCAGCATGACTGAGCAGGATTCCGAAGAGGGGGACTCAGCAGACATGAAAGAGGAAATTCAAAAAGCCGCAGAAGCTGCGGCAAAGCAGGCGGTGGCTGAACTTGCCGCAGCCGAATCTTAACAGGAGACGAAAAATGACGGATAAAGATACAGTAGATCAGGAATCGCAAGGCTCTGATGCTGACGATACGATCAGGCAGACGAATGAGGAGATGGTAAACCAAAGCGCCGATGAGTTTGCCAAGTACAAGCAGGAAAGGGCAGGTCAGGGCCACGGCCCCGCGAAGGGTTTTTTCAGCATACGTGACATCGCCTCCAACTCAGGCGGAGAGGAAGAAGAGCAGGGGGACGCAAAAGCCCAAGAGAAGGAAGCCGAGGATTACTCCAATTTGGGGCAAGGCGATGAGGGGAAAGGACAGGCGATTGTCGATGAAGGAGATGAGGAAACCGAAACCGATGAGGGCGATGAAGGCGACGAAACCGAAGAGGAAGAAACTGGCGAGGAATCTGAAGGGGATGAGAAAAATCCGAAGTGGCTTCAAAAGCGTCTTGAAAGAGAGCGCAGGAAAAACTCTGAAGAGCTGGAGCGGCTGAAAAAGGAAAATGAGCGTCTTAAGTCCCGATTCGGGAAAGATGATGATTCCGATGATGACGCTGGCGCATCAGCCGGCGATCCTCCGGACCCGGCGGACTTTGACACGGTGGACGGCTGGATGGATGCGATGGATGCGTATGAGGAAGGCTTGACAAAGGACGATGGCAAAAAGCAAAAAGACGATGAGGGCGGCAAAGACGATGACGCATCGAAAGAAAGCAAAGCCGGCGGTCTTGATCCGCAGTTGTATGGCGACATGGTGCAGATGATTGACATTCATGATGCCGAAACTATGGATGATGCTGATGAGGACGCGGTTTCTCTCGGCGAACGGTTTGCAGAAGCGGTTGAGGAGAAGAACCTTCGGCTGACCAGTGCGATGATGGATCACCTCATTGGCATGGATGACGTGCAGGGTGCCTGCCGAGCGGTAGAGAAACTGGTTTCGAGACCTTACCAGAGCGGTGCTGTATGCAGGAAGTCGGTAAGCGAACAGATCAAGTGGCTTGATCAGGCAGCGAAGAAGCCGGACGGACGCAAGAATCCAAAGCGCAAGGCTCCGCACATGAAGAACGTCGGAGGCAGAAGCGGTTACTCCAGGTCTGCTGAATCTGCCAAGAGTTACGCTGAGTATCGAGAAAAGAGACAGGGGCAGCTTAGAAGCACTCCTGGATTTTTAAAATTCTAACGGAGGTAATCATGCCTGGAAAACATTACGGCACGCCAAAACGCGGCAGAGCCGCACCGAAAAACAAGCGCAGGACAGTGAAAAAATCAAGCGGAATGAGAAGAAGTCGAAAATAATTTTGACTTTTCTTTATTTTTGCCCTTAAAATAGGATTCACGTTACGCGAGCGGTCAATTCGCAGGCTTCACGCCCCAGCACGGCGGTTAATTGTTGCTACCACCTTAGACGAAACGTCATACGCCCCATAGGAGGTGCAACATGGCAGTAAATGTCAGAGGCAGTGGCAAAAGGCTCCTGACCCCAGAGGTCATCGCAATGGAGTCTTTAATGAGACTGCAAGACCATCTGATTGTGATCCGCACGCTGCGGACGGATTACAAGAAATATTTTGAACGGCATATCGGTAATCATGTGTCGATCAAGAAAGACTTCCGCACAATCGTCAACGACGGTCGGGTAATCACCGACTCGAGCGTTTCTCCTTTAGTCGATCGTCATGTTGACATCGCGGTCGATACCAGAAAGAACGTCGTGCTTGAGTTCAATGATGAAGACCTGACGCTTGACATTCAGAACTTCTCTCAAAGGTATTTGTCGGCTGGTCCTGAGGACATCGCAAATGTCTATGACGAGACAGCTGCAAGGAAAATCATGCTTGGCATTCCGTTTAGCGCAAACCCGGACTCTCCGGGAACTGGGCTGACGACAGATGCTATGCAGGATGTTCGATCTCTGCACACTGAGCTTGCGATTCCAAAGAACATGTCGAACTACGCTTTACTGCGTCCTTCAGATGTGGCATCGGTGTCGAAAGACGTCAAGGATGTTCATCTTCCACCTATGGTGAGTCAGGTTATCCGAGAAGCGTTTCAGGGAAAACTGGCTGGGTTCTATGTCTTTGATGGCGTGCTTACTCCAGATCAGGTAGTTCTCGGAAGCAATCAGGCAACACCGCTTGTCAAAGCGAACTCTGGTTATGAAGGCGACGCGATTCCTACAGATGGCTGGGGAGCCAACAATGCGAAAGTGATCAACAAAGGCTCTCAGATTCAGATCGCTGGGGTGAACCACTCCAGAGTGAGAGGCGAGAGAAGCGACACTGGCATTCCGATGACTTTCACAGTCACTGCGGACGTGTCAACTGACGGAAGCGGGAATGCAACCATTCCTATTTCTCCTGAGTTGAATGCTGGCGGATTGAATACGCAGGATGGCAGCGGCAACAACGTGAGCCTGAGAGCGTTCAAGAACGCAAGCCAAAAAGCGGCCAACAATGCTGCGATCACCGTTATCGGTTCGAGCAAGGCGGCCAATCAGAACCATACGACTTCGCAAAGATACAAGGTCGGTCTTTTCTATGAAGAGAATATCGCCCAGTACGTCAACGTCATCATTGCCAAGCCAACCTCATCGGTATGGCATGGACAGGCGTATGATGCACAGACTGGTCTTTCGATGACTGTGGTTCGGGATTTTGACATCAAGGATATGACGGAAACAACCAGACTGGATGCTCTGTGGGGCATTGACATGGTTTATCCTGAACTTGCTACAAAATACCTCTCGTCAAAAGTAGGCTAAACTTATCTGAAGGAGACAAGACAATGGCTGAACAATTCTTTATGTCCGAAGATTCGCCAACCCTTACGATGCTATATCACAAGGAGTATGCGGTACACGGACGAACGTTTTCCGGAGAAGCGGAAGTTCAAGAAGCCGTCAAGCAAGGCTGGGTTGACAACCCAGCCAAGTTTGGCCACAACATCTGGACAGGAGAGCATTCAGCTCCCCATATCCAGAGAATCAAGCGGGCTTACGACAAAGGCAAGATCAAGGCTGTTGATTCTGAAATTATCAATTTGGACAAAATTGATAATGACGAGTTGAAAGAGGAGAACGAGGCTTTGAGAAAGCAGCTTGCAGAAACCGCAGACGCTTTGGCAAACGCGAAAGAAAGGGCTCGCCTGAACAGGGAGCAGCTCCAGGACGAGCGCAATGATGCTGGTCTTTTGCCAAAAGACAAGGCTGGAACAAAGCGCCCTGCGAGGAGAAAGCCTGCCGCAAAGAATGCTCCTGAGCCGAAAGCCGAGGCTGGAGATACATCGGTTGACGATTTGATTTAGCGGTATGAAGGATGTCAACATGGGGCGATTTAATCAAGAGCTCCCTGATAGAACTCACAGTTCTCGAAGGCGGTGAAGATCCGGAAACCCACGAGGTTGAAGAGGGTCTGAACCGCCTGAAATACCTTATCGGGCAGTGGGAGATAGACGGGCTGTTCGCTCCAGGAGACAAGCACCTTTCCCTAACTTTTGAAAATCCTGCAAAGATGCGGGTGGTCGTGGGGCCGGCGGACGACGATCTTGACGTTGACATAGAAGTGTCGCCTGCCCCCTTTCGCATTGAGATCATTCGCTATCAGAACGCGGGGTCTGAAAGCGGTTATCTGCTCAATGCTGTGAGCAGCACGTATTACGAGTCTGTGCAGTCTCAGCGATCCAACCATCCTTCAGTTTACTATTACGAAAAGGCTCACCCCCACAGTTACATTTGGCTGGACAGGTTTCCGCTTCCTGGGGACAAGCTGCAAATCACCGCTTCAGGCACTTTGAACGACAAGTCCTTTGAAGCGACCGATGAGCATGACCTGCCAGTGGGTTACGAAAGGATGATCATCACCAATCTTGCATTAGAACTTGCGTCTTCCTACGGGGTGTCGAACCAGCTCACATTGGCCACTATTGCAAAGAAGGCAAAGGATGCGAACAATATCATTCTCAAGAGAAACCGGGAGCCGTTCACTGCAAGACTGCCAAGAGGGATTGTCAATGCAGGGACCAGAGGAGGGTTCTTAACCGGCGGTTACCGACGTCACTATTAAGGCTGAAAAGTGGCATACCGTCCAGTTCAATGGGCAAAGACAACGGTGAGCGGCAGACAGGACGCTTCTGACGGTTCTCGTCTGATTAACTTTTTTGCGGTTCGCCCGGTATCGCCGGCACCCGAGGATTCCAAGTCTCCGGTCATCCTCTACGGCGTACCGGGCTTATCCGTCTTCCATGATGCTGCAGCTCTCGAAGCGGTTGGAGGAACTCCGGAACAGATTCAGGGCATGACATTTGTTGAGTCTCCTGTTTACGGAAACAAACTGTTCTGCCTTGCCAGGAACGGCCGTCTCCAGATTGTCACTTTCAATGATGATGACACCTACTCTACTGCGCTTGTTCCGTTGCCGGGCGAGGCCTCTCAACACCCGGATTCTGGTTTTGTCAGAATCGCCACAGATGGACGTTATGTGGGGTTCGTATCGGCAGGCGAGGTTTTCATCTACGATCAGGGATACAAGGTTAACGAGAAAGATGAAAACTTCTCGCCAAGATTCATTTCTGTTACAGCCCCTACTCCAGATGACACTTCTGACCGGACTCAAACTGAAGACTGGGTTGACATCGCGTGGGCAGACGGATATTTCATACTCGCCAGCAAAGGCGGGCAGATATTCCACTCAAACCTTTACAGCACGCAGTTCGACCAGCTTGACTTTGCCAGACCTGATTACAAGCAGGATGGGATTGTCGGGATGGCGGTGCATAGCCGTCTGCTTTACGTGTTTGGCACGAACACTGTGGAACTTTGGTACAACGCGGGAACTTCCGATTTTGCGTTCCGCAGGGACAATTCTTTCACCATTGACGTCGGTGCAGTCAACCCTGCCACAATCCAGCAAAATGAAGGTCTTGTTGCATTTCTTGGTTCTGACCTGTCAGTATGGATTATTGCAGGGCGCAGGCTTGACAAGATTTCAAATGAGGTAGTGGATTATGCGATTGCAAAATCAGCATGGAAAAATGCCACCGCTTTCACCTACACCGAAGAAGGTCACAAGTTCTATTCGCTGAATCTGTTTGATGATGACGGGTCTGCCATCGGGAACTGGACTTTTGACTTTTCCACCATGCTTTGGCATGAGCGCACAGAAACAAACATTCTTTCTCAGACCGAAGCTGCTGGCATGAATATAGTCGGACTTTCCAACGAATACCGGCTTTTCTCTCTTTCTTTGGATTCAGCCACAAATCAGAATGGCTCACCTTACCCAAAACGAGCCATATCGCCGATTATGTACAACCGTCTCAACCGATCATTCGTTCATCGCTTCGACATTGATATTGACTATGTTCCGCCTTCAGACGATCCGGATTACGAGGCATTTGTGCGTCTCATTTGGTCTGATGATGGAAAGAATGTATGGAAGGGAGGCTCAAGGTTTCAAAAGAGCATATCCAAGAAACAGCGTCTGACCTGGCGCAAATTAGGCATGGTGGACAGCGTCGGCCGGCATTGGTGTATTCATTGTGTATACGATGGCAGAATCACCATCAACGGGGCTTTCGTTCAGGACAGCATGCAGAGAAGTCCAAATGGCTGACAAGTTTATTCAATCCCCGCGTCCGACTCCGGACATGGTAATCAAACCCGAAAAGATTGAGGATTTCGTGGTTGAGAATCAGGATGCAACGGGAGGAGAATTTCTTCAGAATTACGCTCGAGGGAACTTCGACCCTGACCAGCAGGCGATGTTTCGCATATTGGATACGATGTGGGAGAACATCAATTATCTGCACGAAACAGGCGGTGGCGGCGGCACAATCATTCTGGATGACGGATTTGAGTACATCTATGCCTCTACCGAGATGGCAAAACTTGCTCCCGGCGACCTGCCAAGCAATGACTGGGGGTTCATGGAGCCTGGAATAACCGGCGACAACATCGTATGGTCGGTCAACGAAACCGCCATCAATGCGGGTATGCGCTATCGCTGGCGGGCGAGACGGGAAATTGGAGCGGGACTTTCGCCAGGCGATGATGTTACGGCACAGTGGCAAGCGCCAGTTATCGTCGCGACGTGGAGCATTGACGGCTCCGATGGTGAGGACGGCGCGGGTATCGAATACATCTTCTGCCGATACCACCTTGAGACCTTGCCTGCGGCGTTCTATCCTGATGACACATGGAAATACGATGAACCGGGCCGCGTCGGCGGAATGCAGACAACTTTGGCTTGGGTGTCGAACAAGGATGAACTGCCAGCGGGAACAACTCATGTGTGGGAGGCGCGTAGGATATTCTCATCCACGCGACAGAAGTGGGGCGACTGGGACGCGCCGGTAAGGCGCACCTACGCCCAGGCGACAGGCCGCAACGTTGCCAATTTGCTGGAATACGTCTTTGCGCCTGCACCGACAACCTCTCTTGACAAGAGGCTTCGCCCGGTAAATACCTGGGCGTTTGAGACGGGCGGAATAGCGAGTTACGGAACGCCCGGCATTACTTGGCATGACGGCGCACCGGCATTGGATGATGTCTACCAGATACTTTTTAGATGCCAAAGAAGGGTGGACGGAACGCCTAAGAAAGGGGCGACGGTCTATGATGCGGATGATCCGACTACGCATTGGAGCAATCCGACAATCGTTGGACGCTGGGGGAGGCGCGGAGTCAAGGGCATCAACGGACTGGACGGGCTGGGGCCAGAGTTCATATTTTGTCGCTATGACGCTGACACCTTGCCGAGCGGTTTCAATCCAGACAATTCATGGGGATACGACCAGCCGGGCTCAAAGAAAGTCGGGCAAAAGACGGTAACATGGCTCGATGGCGCTCCTGAACTGACTCGGGCTTTCAAGTTCATGTATGTTTCCATGCGGACGCTTACAGGACAGCCAGATGTCGGTGACCCGGTCTACATCTCTACAGACCCGCGCACTCACTGGACTCCGCCCAAAATCATATCCCGCTTTATCGAAGGTCAGGACGGAGAGGACGGAGTCGGTCCAGAATGGATATTCTGCCGCTACACTTCCGACAACCTGCCAAGCGGATTCAACCCTGATAACGCGTGGGGTTATGACCAGCCCGGCTCCAAGACAGTCAATGGGGTTACTGTTGCGTGGAGTGATGATGCACCGGAACTCAACCGCACTTTCAAGGTTCTTTTCCGCGCCAAGCGAATTGTCACTGGACAGCCGGCGACAGGCGGCAAGGTTTACGTCGCTGAAGACACGAGGACCCATTGGACGCAGCCATCGGTTGCGGCGAGGTTCATCGAGGGACAGGACGGGGAGGATGGCGTAGGTCCTGAATACATCTTCTGCGTTTACAATTCGGCAACGTTGCCAAGTGGACTGCGCCCGCTCAATTCGTGGGGCTATGACTCACCAGGGTCCAGAACATCCGGCTCGAACTCTGTTACATGGCACGATGACCCGCCTGCGCTGACGCAGGAAGGGCAGTATCTTTTCCGTGCACAGAGAATTGCGACGGGCGGGCCCGACAAGGGCGATGCGGTGTATGTTGCAGCAGACACGCGCACTCACTGGACAGTTCCGAAGGTTGTCGGTCGATGGATAAAAGGGCAGGACGGCGAAGACGGGCAGGGAGTCGAGTATATCTTCTGCGCCTATACGGCTTCGGTTTTGCCGGCTCGGTTCAGACCGAACAACTCTTGGAAGTTTGACCAGCCGGGAGCGAAGACCGTTTCTGGAGTGACAGTGACTTGGAGCGATGACGCTCCTGCGCTTGATGTTACGAATGCGTATCTTTTCCGTGCGCAGAGGCGCACTTCGGGTTACCCGGACGCGGGCGACACGGTTTACGACAGTTCCAATCCTGAAACCGCATGGTCTTTGCCAAAGAATCTCGGCAAGTATTCCGAAGCGATCGACGGAGTCGGGGCGGAATACATCTTTTGCCGATACACGAGCGACAATCTGCCGTCTGGTTTCAATCCTGATAATGCTTGGAAGTATGACCAGCCGGGGAGTAAGAAAGTCGGGCAGGTAACTGTGACGTGGCAGGACGACCTGCCGGACCTCACCAGCACTTACAAGATACTGTTTAGATGCCAAAGGAGGGTGCAGGGTTTTCCAGATGAGGGCGACACGGTTTACGACAGCTCGGACTCTCGCACTGCATGGAGCGCACCGAAAGTTGTAGGCAGGTTCTCTGAAGGGCAGGACGGGGTTGACGGAATCGGCGTCGAGTATATCTTTTGCAGGTTCACTTCAGACAATCTGCCGTCTGGTTTTCACCCTGACAACACGTGGAAATACGACCAGCCGGGTTCAAAGACAGTCAACAGCAAGAAGGTGACTTGGAGCGATGATGCTCCGTCGCTGACCAAGACGCAGAACACGCTGTTTCGATCACAGAGAAAGACGACCGGCTTTCCAAGCGCAGGAGATACGGTTTACGACAGCTCTGACACGGATACCGCGTGGACAACTCCGAAGGTTGTCGGGCGATACATAGTCGGCTCTGACGGAGCGGATGGAGTCGGTTATGAGTATGTATTCGCAAGGTATGGCAGTGAGAACTTCCCCGCTAATCGAAGGCCGCTGAACAGTTGGGGTTTTGACCAGCCCGGCAAGGTCGGAACTGGCGCAAGCGCAGTGCAGTGGTATGATGCGGGACCGTCGCTCACGCCGACTCTGAACCTGCTGTTTCGCTCGCAAAGAAAGGTTTTCGGAACGCCAGCGAAAGGAACAACGGTTTACGATGCCAACGACCCGGAAACCCACTGGAGCATACCTGCTATTGTCGGTCGATACGGGCAGGACGGGGCTGATGGGGATTCGGCTGTAAACACCGAAAGCGTTTGGCTTCTGTATGATGAGGGAACATTGCCGGTTCAGGTATACCCGCTCAATTCGTGGGGGTTCAATCAGGGCGGAGATACCGAAGAGACCTATCGGGGCAGGATATGGACGTGGGATACAGACCCGCCATCAGTCAACCGCCTTTTCCGCTATGTGTTCGAGGCGAGAAGGACGTACAGAGGCATCCTGCAGGATGGCGATTCGGTGAGCAACAACTGGTCTGCTCCGAGACTTGCCTATGCTTACGGAGATCCGGGAGACGCGAGCGACACCACCGACTTTGAGAAATGGTTTCCCTGGGCGCATGGATTCCCTTATGACAACCGAAGAACGACTGCGAATGTAGCCACTTCAGGAGGCGGTTACTGGTATGCGAAGGGTTATATTGACGGCGGCGAGGTGACGCTGACATGGTATGACAATGCTTCGGACGTGCCGGGCAATTCCCGCAGGAGATGGCGGGCGCACAGGAGACGAAACCCTGCCAACAGCGCGTGGGACGTAACGAATCAGCCGACAAGCGATGCGCGGGCGGACTCATCCACTTTCGAGTTTCTCTATGCGGCGGCACCGGATGGAAGCGGCTCACAGACCAGCCTTGACCAGCGGCTTTATCCTGACCGCAACTGGGCTTTTGATGAGGGCGGCGTATCGAGTTACAGAACTGAAGCATTCGACAGCGTTACCGAGCTTCGATTCACGATTCGGGATGATGACGGGCTGGACCTCAGCCGGTACTTCGAGTCTGACACGATGAAGAACTTTCCGAGAGTCGTCGGCATCAGGCGATACAGGAATGATAAAGAGTATGATACGGTTGCGTTCAAGACTATCGGCAAAACGGTAAGCGGGGTTGACTCGAATGATCAGGTAATCCATTACCGAATACCCGTTGAAAGACTCAAGACTCTCGATGAGGGTACTCCTTCTAACGTTAGCCCGACAGCGAACACTGAATACACGGTGTATCTGCTTTTGCCGCAGATTGTGCTGAACCAGTCTCTTTTTGCCAACCGGGTTCCTGGCTGGTTCAGAATGGAGGTTGATGCGACCACAGCGGCGGCGATGGCGAATTACGCCGATGCGGACAAGACTGTTTGGACTGGCACTGCGAAGGTGTTTGCCGACAGCGCGACGCCTGGGGACAATCTTGTTGGCGATGTGGTTACGCTTTACAGGGGCGGGCTTTCCCAGACGCGATCATGGGACGGGAACAGCTGGGTCGGATACGATTCTTTTATCGGCGGCAATCTGCTTGTTTCAGGAACGATACTGGCGCGTCATCTTGCCGCCAATGCTGTGACTGCCGATGCGATTGACGCTGGGGCGATTACGTCTGACAAGATATTCGCCGATGCTGTCAATTCGGAAAAGATTGCTGCAAACTCCATTTCGAGCAATATGCTTCAGTCGAACTCGGTTACGGCAGACAAGATAG